GCTGTACTCCCGCTACTGTCGGACATATTACAATAGATTTTATATTCAATGTTATTTGTGCCTGAGCCTAAATTAATTGTAGCCACTCCATCACTAACAGTCTGTGCAATATTTTGCAAACCATTAACAGTGTTACCTGCTGTCAACGCTGTCTTAGTTCCAGAACTATTATCCACATACCAAACTACAGATGAAATGGTAGCACCACTAAGCCATCTAGACCAGTCAACACTGTAGTCTAAAGTTTCGTCTGGGTCTTTATTGGGCCATCTAAATGACATATTATTCCTTAAGCCACCAATACACTTCTACACCACCATCGCTGTACGTTCTTTAGCAGTGGATTTAGCTTCCACATACACTGTTCGATTTGGTTTAGCTTCCACATACACTGCTCTATTTCTATCGTATAAGGCTGCAACAGCATTATAATTGAAAACAACAGTGGTAATTGTAACACTACCAACACTGCCTGTTGCAGAAACACCATTAAAGGTAGGCCGTGCATTCTCAGATATAGAAACACTACCGACACTTCCTGTAGCAACAACACCAGTTGGTGCAGAAACACTTTTTGCTCTTGTGTTTACAATCCCTAAAGTTGCTGTCGCTCCAAAACCAGAAACACTGGTCTTAGCTTTAGCCGCAACAACAACACTGCCTACACTGCCCGTTGCTTGTAAACCAGTAACAGGTATTCTATTAACACTTCTTGCTTCAACTGTACCAAGAGAGCCTGTTCCAAAAACACCACTAGGTATTGTCGTAGCTTTACCAACAACTGAAACAGTTCCTATATTTCCTGTTCCAACTACTCCAGTAACTAAGGTGGTTGCTTTAGCAACAATAGAAACATTGCCTCTTACTGCTGTAGCAGATACCCCATCTGGAGTATAAACAATACTGTTTTGACCATACCTAGCTACACCATAGATACCTATGCTGTATACAGCACCAGAGCGTACAGTTGTAGCCATACAGCTACTCCTTAAGCAATTCTAATAATTGCGTTGCTTGCGTCTGCTGCGGGGAATTGAACGACAAAATCGCCACTGGTAGAAGTCTTATCTCCACCAAAAGAAATGACAGCTACAGCATTGGTAGTAGCTGATCCACCATCAGTGGTGGTGTTATAGATAAGAGCGCCAGCAGCAGTGATAGTAGCATTAGCAAAAGTTGCGTCAGCAAAGTCTACAAAGGCTGTAGTGCCGCTAGATGTTGGATCAATGTTTGTAAGGGTTGCTCCACCAGCAGTGTATCCTGTACCTACCACTTCGTTAGAAGTTGTGTAAGCCGTGGTTGCAGCGTCAAGACTTGCCGAAGAAGTGTATAAAGCAATTTTAAAAGTGTGACCAGAAGTAACATTAAAATCATGCTTTCTTTCTAGAAGTTCTTTTTTAAAACTTGTGCAAAGAGCAGATGTGATAGCCATTATAAAGTCTTTCGTTATAAACAAAAAAAGGGGCAACCTCTTTTGAAAGCTGCCCCTTGGTTTAGTTAGCTATTAAGCCAACTGTTCACGATCTACAGAAGCAGGACCAACCCTGTCTTGTGCGTCAACAATCAAAGCAAACACACGGATAGAGCCAGCACTGAGAGTTGTAGTCTCAGTAACCAACAACAAGTCCAATGTATCAGCAGCGCCTGTGACAATTGGATAACCAGCAGTGGCAGGGGTTGCGTAAGTACCGGCAGTTGCTGAGCTAGTTACAGCAAAAGCTGCAACATAAGCAGCAGCAGTAACACCAGTAACACCTAAGCTAACTGTGCAACTACCAGTGGCAGCAGTGATCACTTCAAAGCCAGCAGCCAACACAATGGATTGTGCGGGAATTTGCAAAGCTTCGATCACATCAGCAGCAGCAAGAACGCCACCTTTTGCTGTTGCAGCAGATGCCCAGTTAATGGTATTTTCCACCATATAAGGCATGTTACGAATAGCACGACTGGGTTGTGTACCTGCGCCAACGGCGTTAGAAAGAGTGGTAATAGTTGCCATTTATGTTCTCCTTAAGCGGCGTTGTATTTAGCAGTGACAATACCTTCGGGGCGCAAAATCTTACGACCATAAAGGTGCATACCACGCACGATGTCAGCAAAGCTATCTGGATCACGATAGGTTTCTGTTTTGGTGATTTGCTGTGCAGTTGCAACAGCAGAATCATGACCAGCAACGATCACGCCGAAGTTGGTATTTTGGTTAGCAGTACCAGTAGTACCAGCGCCAGTTCCAATTTTGGGGAGGTTGTTAGACACATAGACTTTGAAGCCATGCAGATTGTTGATGACCAAACCGTTTTGCAAGCCTGAGCCGCCAAACAAGCTGTTCAACAAACGGCTGTCTTCGTCTTTCATTAACTCAATAAACACAGGGTCAACAACCAACCAACGACCATTTGTGTCAACAAATTGTTGATCAAGCAAACGACTCATACGAGAAATCACCATCAAAGGAGAAGCTGTAGCGGTAGGCAGGGCAGTAGCGCCGGGCAAACGAGCAGCCAAGGGGATAGAGTGATCGCCAGCAGAAGCTGTGGTAATGTTGCCAAAATCACTTTTCTTCAATACCATGCTTGACAACAGTTCGTTAGAACCTGCTTCAGTCAAAGCTTTAGTACCGGGATAGGTGGTACGAATAGTACCGGCTTGGGTATGCTTAGTAGTTTGATAGTAACCAGACAAGTAACCCAATACGTCTTGGTCATACTGGTCACGTATGCGATAAGCTGCACGATCAGAAGCCATTTGCATGAAATTTACATGAGAATGAGCAGCTTCAATGTCATCAATCTTGAAGGCATAATAGTTAGCCTGATCAACAACCAAGGTGAAGTCTTCGTCATTCAGATCTTGTGCAGTGATTTGTGTACCACGGGCATAAGACTGAACAGAAACTTCAGGCTCTTTGATGATTTTAACAGAGTCGCCCATGTTGGCGATTTCGCCAAAATAGTCGCTATTAGTAATAGCTTCGACTGTAGATGATTTGCGGAAAGCAAGCTGAACTTGCTTGGAATAAATAACTGGGCTAAAATTACCATTGGGTAAGTTGTTATAGCCAGTTGCCTTTGGAAATGCCATGATGTATCCTCCTAAGATATTGATAGGGCATATAATTAAATACGCTCACACAACTACAGAGGCTGATATTATTAGGTGTGTAGTGGAGACAACCGCCGCTATCTCTTCTACAGGCTAATAAACTTACAGGTGATTCTGACAGTTTACTTGCTTTGCGTTACATATTAAATGTTTGCTTAAGGTGGTTATAGCGAATAACGGCTTAAAGAAACTGGCTACCGAAGTAGCCGTGTTTAAAGTTATAACATTACTTTTGTATTTGTCAACTATTATCTAGCATTGCCGCTAATGTCGTACACAAATTTACCAGACTTAATGGCTTTAGAAATGGCTTCTTGGTTGGTTTCGTATTGATGAGAGTTCATTTGATTAACTACAGACTCATAAATAACACCATCTGTATCTACATCAGCAGGGGATGATCTACTTCCTCTAGCCCCTACGCTTAACTCAGCACCTTTATTAGACTCTCTAGTCTTAGTCTTTGTAATACCTTTGTCTACTTTATATAGATCAATGGCTCTAGCAGCCGCTTTTGCGTCTGTGTCGTTTTCATACAAAGCTTGTTGTACCCATTTTGGTTGTTCTTCTACCCAATCATGGAAGTCATCAGTGTCCCGAATCTTATCAAAGTCTGGGTGCAAACGCAGAAGATCGCCTTCAGCTTTGTCCCTAGCTGTCTCAAGTTCTCTTTCATCTAAAGAACGGAGTCGTAGCTCAATTGATTCAGACTGCTCTTTAGCTTTCTTCATAGCAATGGATTCAACAATCTTAGCTACGTCTGGATATTGCTCAGCCCAAGCAGAAAGCTCTTCTTCTGTTTTAGGCAGCTTGATTTGATTGGTTGTGCTCTTTTGAAGCTGTGTCTTCAATTCATCAATCTGTGTTTGAAGCTGTGTTTGTTGCTGCTGAGAATGTCTACGCAGATCTCCATAACGCTTCTTAAATGTTTTTTCTTCTGAAGATAAGTTGGAATCGTCTTCCTCTTGTTTCTTCTCACCTTTGTTTGCTTCTTGCAGTTCTTTAAGTTCTGCTTCTTCTTGTTCAATCTTTTCGTTATTGGCGTTACGTTTGCCAAAAGGAGAATAAGCTTTTGTTTCTTGTTTCTGTTCTAAAACAACGTCAGTCATAAATAC